TGCAGGTGGTGTTGGTATTAATGTAGATGCATCTCTACGTTCTTCTGGTTTTAATGTTGAATTCCATGCTGATGGTAGTTCTGAACTTGATTTGTTTAATCCTGATGGTAGTTGGAAGCAAGGTAACGCAACACCACCAAATAATCCCAGTGCAACTCCACAAACCAGTAGTCAAACATTGGTTGTTCCTGCAAATACTCTTACTCTTGGTTGGAATAGATTGCAATTTAGAATTAGGAATGATAATGCTTCTAATGGGGATAATTCTTGGAATAATAACCCTTGTGCTATTGGATTTGTTGCAACAAGAAATGATACTGGTGCGACCATGTTTACTTCTAGAGGCGAATGCACAGGTGGAACTACAACTCAATGGTTAGCTGGTGGAGGTACTGGTGGATTAGGTGGAACTTGTAGAGCTGAAGTTTATCAAGGTGGTAGTTTAGTACAAACTATTCAATTAAGTGGTCAAGCTCCTTCTACTCAAAGTTTAACAGGTGGGTTGACATTAAATGTTACTCAATCAATTGATGGTCTTCAAGGTGGTAATGGAACTACAACTAATTCAGGTGGTGCAGGAGCATATTCAATATACGCAGTTGGTGCTGGTGGAGATGGATCTAGATCTTTAATTAGTGGTACTCAAACTCAAAATTCAGAGTGGACAGCAAATACTGGTGGTAGTTCTATTACATATAGTATTCCAAATAACTATCCAGTTTCTAAGGTAACTGCTGAATTGAAAGGTGGTGGAGGTGGATCAGGTGGTACTGGTGATGGTGGTGCTAACTGGTATGCTGGTGATGGTGGACATGGTAAACATGTGATTGCAGATATTAATGCAGGTGGTGGAACAGCATTATTAATATGGGTTGGACAAAGAGGAACATCTGGTAGTGGTAGAAATCCAGGTACAGGTGGTGTAGGATTCTCTGACGGTGGTAACGGCGGTAGCGGTACTGGCGGTGGAGGAGGAGGTGGTGGAGGTGGCTCCACTGCTGTAGGTATTGGTTCTGGTCCTCTCATCGGTGCTGGTGGTGGAGGTGGTGGAGGTGCTGCTGGAGATGGCACACAACTATCATCTATGAATGGTCAACCAAATCCTAATAATGATTCTTTCCAATTAGTCTCTGGATGCTTCGCTGGTACTGGTGGTGTTGGTAACAACTCCGTCTGTACTGGTGGTGGCGGAGGAGGCGGAGGCGGTGGTGTCGGTTCTGGTGCTGGTATCGGTGGTGGTGGCGGTGCTGGAAACGGATCCAACGCTGTTAAACCAGGTTTCGGTGCTTCCAGAGGACAGTCTTCATTAGTATCAGGTCAAAGTATTATTAGTGAAGGTGATGCTAATAATGGTGGTGATGTAAATATTGGACAACAAGCAGATGGTACTGATGGTTACGTTAAAATAAGTGTAGAACAAAATACGACAGCATATGGACCAGGCGGTGGTGGCGGTGGATCAGGATCCTTCTTAGCATTCTCACTTGCAGGTGTACCCACAAGTGTTAACTCAACTACATTATATGTTGGTAATGGACATCAAGCTGGTGATGGTCAAATAGGATATGGTGTTACTGAATCAACTGACCCAACAACAGGAATAAGTACAACAGTTGGAATAATTGATGCATCAAGTGATGGATGTGACTATGTTAATAGTGGTACTGGTAGTGGGTCTACTGGTGGTTTTACATCACCAGATGCACAGAAATATTTGAGATTTAAAGGTGATCCACAAATTCGTTGGGCTAGAAGTATATTAATTAATGCTAGTGCTGGTAATAGTGCTGGTACTGCTACAGAAAAACTAGAATTTGAAGTAATACGTGGTAATGGTAGTAATGGAGGTGAGACACCTACTGCACCATTAGAATTATATGGTAGTAATGATGGTGGTGGTAGTTACACTCAGTTAGGAACTATCTCAACCAGTGGTGGTGCTACTACATGGGAAACTGTTCAGATTACTCTTCCTACACTCTATAGAGTTAGTAATTTATTAATTGAACTTAGGCAGTCTAGGAGTTCATCTGGTAATGCAGATAATGATAACTATGGTGTAGCAAAGATAACACAGATACATGAAGAAGGTGAAGTTACAACATATACTACACAATCAGGTAGATTGGATCTTGGTATAGAATCTATACAAGAGGTCATAGCACCACAAGGTGATCCAATAAACTCTGCTGGTATTACTGTGAATGATGGTAAATTTACTTTATCATCTGCTGTCAAGCTGGATGTGACACCTAGTTTGCAACCAGAGGTTGACATTCCACTCGTTACGAGGTATCATTTAGTGAAGTACTTGATTCGAGCATACTAGATGATGTTAGGAAGTGAGGCTGGGAGTATTATAGATCCTAGTCAAATACAGGGTGAATTTCAAGATTTCATTGGTGTATATCGTAAATTTGTAAGTAAACAACTATGTCTTCAAGCAATTCAAGAGTTTGAATTGTTATGTAATGCCAATGAGCAACTAGGAGGATTTCAAGTATCTTCTACTAAGACTAAGAAATTACAACAAGGATCAGATCAATTTCCACAGGGTAAGTTAGGAAGAAATGACGCAGCGTTCACATTAGATGATGTGAAGGTAGGTCTTTCCGCACATTTTTATCAGTATATAAATGCTGCATTTGAAAATTATAGAACAGAGTATGATCAAATTAGTCGTGTAAACTTAGGTACTATTGGTCTCAAGATACAAAAGACAGAGCCTGGTGGTGGGTATCACACATGGCACTATGAAAATTCTAGTTATAAAGCAGCAAATCGTGAGTTGGCATGGATGATATACTTAAATGATATGCCAGATGGTGAAGCAGAGACTGAATTTTTATATCAAAAGCGTAGAATTAAACCAGAGACAGGTACATTATTGATCTGGCCTGCTGGAATGACTCATGTACACCGTGGCAATACTGTTTTTACCAAAGATAAATACATATTGACAGGATGGTATTTTAAACTCCCTTAAAACAATGGCAGAATTTCGTGTAGTACTACAAATTAATGCTCTTTCACGCATTATAACTGTTGATGGAAAGCAACAGGTGATCAGTGAAGCGTATTGGAATAACCATATCAATACATTTCTATATCCATTCTGGACATCAGATAACGATAGATTGATTCAGTTCAATTACTTTGATAATGGATCATATGGTTGTGAGAAGAAGAAATATACTTACAATCGTGCCACTAATGCGAAGAAGTGGGTAACATATGATTGGAAAGAACCAACTGAAGCACAAGCAAAAGAGATTGCTGATACAATAAGAGCAAAGTATTTTGAGTATCAGGATGTAGAGCAGGAAGAGGTACAGGAGGAGATGTACCAACAGTATGGTAAGTGGAATAAAATATCATGGGATGGAATTAGAATGGTTCGTAACTTCTTATTAGATGATACGGACTGGACACAAATGGCAGACAATGGTTTATCTTCTGATCTTAAAGCACAGTGGGTTACATATCGTCAGAAGTTAAGAGAATTACCTCAAGATTATAATGGTCAGGAAGCAGAGAACGCTAAGTTCCCACATAATCCTACCTATTATGGTAAGTGGAAAGATATGGAATTACTTCAACCAGGTAGTCCAACAGGTACAACTACAACTATTAATGGAGCAATAGCTCTTGGTGATACAACAATAACAGTTACTAGTGCCACTGATCTAGCAGTTGTAGAAAATGATTATTTACAACTTGATAGTGGTGCTTCTAAAGAATATGTTTTTGTTAGTTCAATCAGTGGTAATGTATTAACAGTAGTTAGAGGACAGTGGAATGCTAATGGTGCTGGTTCTAATGCAATGGCACATGCTGATGGAATAACAGTAAAACGTTATGCAGATGGTACAGTTCAAAAACCTAATGAAAGTAAGGCATATTTGGGAACAGATGATCAATTTATGACATTCCCTAGCAAATCTATGAATACATGGCAGAGAAGAATAACTGCTGAAGTTGCTAATATGTACAAACTTAAGAATCCAAATGATATATTCCCACCTGCTGATATTACATCACAATACGCAAGTCAAGGCGAAGAACTTGATGCAATACTCGCTGCTATAGAGAACAATAACGTATAAACTTATATAATATTATGATCATATTAAATAATATAATGAACGTCACTCTAGTGAGTGGTGAAGAGATTACATGTAATGTATCTAAACACATTGAAGTGATTGATGGTTTAGAACAAGAAGTATGTTATAAGTTAACATTTCCATTTGTTGTCACTGAATTGAATGATGGTCAAAAATTAAACTTTCTTCCATGGAAGAAATGGTCTCGTGATACTGAGTTTTTATTATCATATGATATGATAATGAATATATCTGCACCATGGCCAAATTTAGAAAAAGAATATCAAATAGCAGCACAAAAGTATGCTACTATGTTAGAGAAGATTGGTTTTATGGCTCCTAATCAATTAAATTCTCCAAATCCAAATTACAGTCCTATTGCTTAGATATTATGTACGTTGAAATAATGGAAGAGTTCTTAGATAAGAACCGATTGATACAATTTAATAGCATTTATGAACAAGGTGAATGGGTTGATGGTAAGATCAGTGGATCTCATGATAAAGAGCAGAAGAACAATCTACAAAATCAAGATCATCAAGTTAAAACTATTATAAATCAAGAAATTCATAAGAAGTTCAGAACATTTGCAGCTTATTATAATATAAACAAAGCATCTGATGTTTTAGTACTTAAATATGAGAAGGGTATGCATTATAATGATCATGTAGATTATATGCAAATGAATGGATCACGTACAGATTATACATGTGTTTTAAATCTAAATGATGATTATGAAGGTGGTGAACATTATACTAAAGATGCAACAGGTAAAAAGACAATATATAAACCTAAAGCAGGTGATATGTTAATGTATGACACTAACTATATTCATGGTGTTAATCCAGTAACAGATGGTGTGAGGAAATGTGTTACATGGTGGTGTGAGAGTGCTGTGAGTTGTGTTGGAATGAGAGAACCATTGGTTAGATTTAATAAATGGTATCATACACTAACTGATGAGCAAATACTAGGTTTAGGAGATAAATTTAGAGAGTTAGACTGGTTGAGGATGCAGATAATGAGAAACCACGTACATTATAGAGATTAATCATGGCATTATTAACTGATATATTATCATTCGATACTATACTTGATAGAGATGAGATGTATGAAGTGGACAGAATTGCTAGTCGTCCACGTTGGCAGTTTGGTGCAATGAGTGATACTAACATGCCACATAAGAAATTCTGGAAGATGGATGTCAAAGGTGTTGCTATGTTTGACACCTATATACCAGAGAAGATGGAACTCTTACTACCGTTTAAGTTCGAGATTCTTGACTATTATATGAATGGACATACTCATGGATTAGATGGTTCTATACATAGAGATGCTAGTGATTATACATTTGTCCTCTATTGTAATCCACAATGGGATCTAACATGGGGAGGCAAAACAATATTTGTTCAAGATGATGGGAAATTTGATGCAGTGTTTCCAAAACCAGCATCTGCTGTATGTTTTCCATCAGACATACTACACTGGGCAGAGGATACAACTAGAGACTATTACGGACTTAGAGTAAGTGCTGCTTATAAATTAAAGAAACTGGAGACCATAGATGGAAATAAAGACCCTTGACTCCGCTGCTACATGGGATGAAATCGAAGACTACGCTGCTGGAGTGTCAGGGGCAACAATATATTTTGAGAACCCAAGACTAGAAGCAGCAGACTCATCAACCAAGACAGAAGTCATAACATACTATCGTGATGATGAAGATGTACCTGCTAATCTAATAACAATATTAGAGAGCAAGTACTATGGATACATAGAATTTCGTGATCCTGATTTAGCATATGATTTCTGTGAAGAATACTTCCCACGTCGTGATGAACTCACTGATGGAGTTGCTGGTGACCCATATTGGTATCACTGTTATGTCGTAAGACAAGATGGTGTTATAGAATATGATAACGATACATTAAGAAAAGGATCGAACTAATCTAAATACGTTTATGAGTGTTATAATCTACCAAGAGCACTGCGAGTATCTTGAAAAGAAGAATGAGGAACTCGAACAAGAGGTCTCATTTCTTAAGATGCAGCTAGAATTTAAAACTATGGGGCTACCTGATTATGAAAACATGGATACAGAGGTTGAGTGAACTAGATGGTGAGGATTATATTTACATATCATTAATATATCTTGAAGCATTTATTGTAAACATTCTAATGAACACAGGCATGAAAGTGCCAGATATAGTGTCACTAGATAAACTGTCACAAGGGACAGAGACACCAGTCGAAAAACCTGTATAATTAATAGTAACTGACTCTGACATTATTATGCCAAGTAAAGATCAGAGATCAATAGAAGGAGGTGAGACGACCCATGAGAAATGGGATCGTGCTCGCTCTCTTTTTATGGAGTCTCTTTATAAACCAGACCATGAGTTAAGGGCATGTGCTCATAACCAGAAATGTTATTATGAGCTGTTGGAAATCAGAGATAGTATGGTAGAATATGTAAAGGACTTGAAAAATCCTCATAGCATTGATACATCACCTTACAACAAGATTCCTACGAGATACTAATGACTGAAGAAGAATACAAAGCAACGCTTAAGAACTTTCTTATTGCTCAGAACAATAACGATCACAACTTCTCATTACTACAGGCACAGATTGATGCATTGCGTAAAGAGATTGCTGATCTAAAAGACCTAAAAGAAATGTTTAGGTTACCTCAATTAAAGAATCAAAATCGTGAACCATTTGAGTATTACGATGCAGAAGAGGTTGAGGAGTAATGTCATACATGCCTCAAGTCGGTGATTACGTCGTCTGGGAAAGAGAATCTTGGACAGGTATAATGAGAGATGAAGGGTGGGTATATTTTGTAGGTGATCCAGTAGAACCAAAGAAGGGATTTCCTACACCAGTAAGATACATTACTATAGAGACAGGTGTTAAACCCAAACCATATTGTGAGTTTGAGAAGAACCCTAAACATAAGAACACTCATACATTATTACTATGTTATGAGCAAAACTGGAGTGAGTTAAAGTACATCAAGAATAGAAGGGAAGATAATACGAGTACATACAAATCACAAGAACATCGTTATTCTGACCCACAATGAATGCAATGAAAGAAAAGTTCTTCGCTGAAGGACATACATTACCAACATGTGTTAATGATGGGTGTAGTAACAATGTGCAAGTAAGAGAGTGGAAGTACTGGTCATTCAAATCAGAATGTTCTACATGTGCTACTGCACGTAAGAAAGGTAGAACTGTTGCTGGTGTGACAAGACATAAGAAATCATACTGTGAGAACCACGATGGTCATCTCGGATGGTTGTGTCCTGTAAATGAATGGACTGGATTTGAAAACTCATTAGACCTTGACCATTTGGACGGAAACCATTATAATAATATACCAGAGAACGTCAAGACATACTGTAAATTATGTCATGGACGTAAGTCACTAGAAAATGGTGACTGTCACAGTAACAAGTCATCATCACGTAAAATGGTATGAGCATATTTGAAGACACATTCTTAGTTGGTGATTCGCAAGAGGTATTAAAGGAAGTTGATGATGGTATAGTACATTTCACATGTACTTCGCCACCATATTATAATGCAAGAGCATACTCAACTTGGCCAACTTATGATGAGTACCTTGAGTTCTTACACAATGTATTCACTGAAGTATATCGAGTGACTGCTGATGGACGTATGTGTGCTGTTAATCTATCACCAGTCATTCAAGCAAGAGAGTCACGAGCACATGAGAGCAAGAGACTCGCAATACCATTTCACTTCTTCTCCATCATGGAACGGATGGGGTGGAAGTACATTGATGACATAGTATGGGTTAAACCTGAAGGTGCTGCCATCAATCGCAATGGTGGATTCTATCAGCACCGTAAACCAGTAGCATACAAACCAAATATAGTTTCTGAGGTTATATTAATTTTCCAAAAACCAGGAAATTTCTTAATTGATAAAATTCTAAAATCTCAAAAAGATGAAATAGTTGAAAAGTCAAAAGTCGCAGATGGGTACGAGCGTAGTAATGTATGGAATATACATCCTGAAACAAACTCTGATCATCCAGCACCATATCCTAAAGAGTTGAGTGATAAACTCATTCAATACTATAGTTTTGTTGATGATTTAGTTCTAGATCCATTCATGGGAAGTGGAACAACTGCAATATCATCTAAAGATTGTAATCGTCATTTTTTAGGTATAGAATTGCATGAAGAATATGTCGAGAAAAGTATCAACAGACTCAAGAAATTTCAACCACTAAGTAACTTTTTAACATGA